CAGTTCTACAATACGGTAAATGGCTCATAAAGCACACGTCCATTGTAGCTTCATGAGACTCGCTTAAATCCCATATATAATTGTAATTCGTGTTTGATTCAAAAACCGTAGTAGCAGTTACAGTACCAAAACCTGCTGGATCATAAACTAAACGCAACCTACCTCTATGAAAAGACGATGCGATGGCAACAAACCTAAAACGAATTGAACCTCGCCAATATCTAAAAGATTGCGCTACATAAGTCAATGGATTCATACAAATCCGATTCGTGGCACTTCCTAAACCAGTCACCCAATGGTTTGGTGAAACATTAAAAAATTGGATTGATTTACCCGGTATATCAGTAGTTCTCCACGTGACGTTTTGAATAATTGCAGAGCGCTCAATTATATCGGATATCAACATATTGTCTTTACCATTGAAACCTATAACACGAGGATCAATAGAAACCTCTTGTTTATCATCCAATGTTACTTTATATACAGGATCTTTTTGCATAGTGGAAGAAAAATTCGGAAACTTTCTTTCTCTAACAAAACTAAAATCTGAAACAAGAGCTGGTCTAGAATATCCAAGTAAATTAGCAATATTGGACAGGGCCCTAAACATAGTTGTAGAAACATGAGCATATTTGCCTATAACTGGTATACCATGTAAATGTGCGCTAGCCAAAGCCAATGAATTAGAAATATGGCTAATTGGACCTTCTTCTTGATATTCATCAGAACTTTGAGGTACCAAACCAGGTAAATTATTATTAGTAGGAGCACCAAATACTACATTCTCTGCCCAGCAATATACTGATATGGTAATAGTATCCACTGCTGTTCCTAATTGTAATAAAGGAACTAATTCACCCAACAAGATAATTCCCATATTATTTTGCTCGTTCAACGCCAAACTAAACGATTCAAACTTATGTAAATATGGTAAACGTAAACAACCTCCCTGACTGGTTGTTGGATTCAAATAAACATGTGGAAGTTGAGATAATCTACAACGGTTCAACGGTCCACCACTTGTAGCTATATTACTTAAGGCCGATAAACTGTCTTCGACATGATTGGGTAAAGCTGCTGCAATATATCTTCCATAATGAAATGGTGTACCATTTATCAAAAATTTAAAACATAAATCGCATTTAAAATTTCTATAATTATTCATCCTATTCATAATCCTCTTATTAGTAAAAAACTGATTTGGTAAAATTTGAACAGGGTTAATTAAAGGATTAGTTGCAACTGCTGTAGAACCAGGTGTTAATATAAATGTGTTAACCAATAAAGGTCTCGACAAAAAATGTTGCAACTGCTCAATGTTTGAATCGTGTGAGTACAATGTTCTCTCGTGATCCGTATCAAATGATACTTCTTCTGATATAGTATCATTTATAAAAGTGGTCAGAATTTGTTTTTTATCTTTAACCATGCTTTCTGATGTCAACACACCAGACTGAGGTAAATTTTTAGGTTGTTGTGGTGCCACAAAAGTGTTAGCTTCCTGATATCGTTTTAAAAAACGTTTAGCAGTATTCAAAGCAGTAGCGTAAAAATCACTATCTGGCATTGGTAAAGAAAAATCTCCTATTTCAAAATACAAATCATAATCAAGTTTCTTCTGTATAACTTCTTTAATTGCATCAATTATCAAACTACCATCAGGATAAACAAACTCTGGTAATATTACGACACCTTCATAATATTCTCCAGTATAAAATATACCAGATTGAGGCACGAATTGAGGCAAAGAAGCACCAACGCAACATACATGGCACATATGAGATGGCCAATACGTTGTCGTTCTACCGTGTGATAATAATCCATAATATTTTGGATTGCAGTGAGTCGCGACGCAATGTCCATTAGGAATAAACCGTTGTGTACTGCGTTGCCTAAGTGATTCCTGAGAATCAGAATACATCGGGCTATCCAGCCCTTCCGGAGGAGTAAATCCGGCTATACTCCAGGGGTGTTCATTGTTTGACTTCGAGGGTGAAC